GCCTCCCCTCCCGTCCGGCCCTTCGTAGAGGGTGCGGTAGTACTCGCCGTTCTGGGTGGTCGAGTCGTCGGCGTAGTCGGCACACTTCCACATCGCGTAGGTGACGATGGCGTCGTGCCACTCGTCGGGGATCTGCCCGTGCTCAGCGTCGGCGGGCGAGTCGGTGTCCTCGCTCATCTGGATAGGGCGGATGACGCCGAAGACCTGCACCTGCCCGTCCTCACTCGGGGCCGGGACGATGCGGAGGAGGTCGGCACGGATCAGCGAGAAGCCGTAGTCCCACATCTCGTCACGACGTAGGCGGCGACGAGCGCCGTTCTCCACGTCAACGAGCGCGAGCAGCTTGTGATCGAGGACGTACTCGTCCTGATCGGCGAAGGTCGTCAGCTCGATGCAGCGCACGACGCAGCGGGTGCGCGAGAGCAGGTCGAGCGTGCCCTGGTAGATCGCCGTCTCGACGATCTCAGCCTCGCTGTAGCTCGGGATGTCCTGTAGGCCGAGCCACTCGACCACCTGGCTGCGCATCTGTCCCAGGTTCACTTCTCCTCCTTGATCGGTGGTAGCTCGGCTGTCTGCTCGGGGTCGGGCCAGCCCTCCGGCGGCTCGTTCCGCTCGTCGCCGCGCTCGATGAAGAAGCCGAGGCGCAGGTGGTGCTCGTGCAGCTCGCGGGTCATGGCGACGATCCCGAGCAGGGTCAGGGCGAGGACGACGACGATGATCGCCACCAGCGCCTCCCAGCCGATGTCGTAGTTGGCCGCGATCATTCCTCGGGCGGCTGCTCGTGCCCCTCGGCGAGCCGTTGCCCGGCGAGGGTGGCGAGCACGCCGACGCAAGCCGAGGCGACGGCGAACGCGCCCGCCGAGGAGTAGTCGTTCGAGGCGAGCACGGCGCCGACGATCAGCCCGGTGACGGCGATGATCCCGATCAGGGCGAGGAAGACGATCCCGGTGAGCGGGTGGGTGGTGTTCATTCCGCCACCCGCACGAACACAGTCGAGGCGCTTGAGGTCGAGCGCGAGCGCCGCATGACCTGCCCGCCGTCGGAGTCGTTGCCCTGCGAGGTGTTGCCCTCGATGGCGTTGAAGCCGGTGCCGCTGCCCCAGGACTCGAACAGGCCGACGTGGTCGAAGGTGCCGTCGTAGTGCCAGTCGAAGCAAACGAGATCGCCGGGGATCGGGTTGGCGGTGACGCTGAGGCCGTTCCGCTTCGCCCGAGCGTCGTTGACGATGTAGGGGACGTAGGCGTACGTCTTCCCCTTCACCATCGACTTCGATGTGCGTTCCAGATCGGAGGCACCGATGCAATAGGCCCAGGTGGTGAACATGGAGCACCACGGATTTCCGTCAAGGCCGTACCACTGCCCGTACTTCGTCCGATTCGAGTCGGGCGGCGACTCCTTCGTGCCCAGCTCGGCGGTGGCGCGCTTGAGCGCGGCCTGGCGGATCGTCCCGCTCGGGGCTGGCTCCGGCTCCTTGCCCTTGAACTCCTCCCAGGCATCGACGAGCAGGCTCTGCGCGTAGGCGTCCATCGCGTACTCCCCCGCCTTGCCGGGGCCGTTGGGGATCCCCTCGGGGATCAGGACGCTGCGCATGAAGTTGAAGGTCTTCTGGCCGACCCAGCCGGTGTCGTCGATCTTGGCTTGGCGTTGGACACCGGCCATCCCGGTGTCGATGACGTTGCCACCCTTGCCGTGGGCGATGGCATTCGACCATGCGTTGTCGAAGCTGCCCGCAGGCCCAGGCCAGCGTCCGAGCCGCCAGATGACGCGCTTGTAGGCTTGTGCGTCCTTGCCCTTGACCGACGGGGTCTTCCCCTTCGTGGCTGCGTCGGGCGGGTAGAGCGGCCTCGGAAAGCCGGGAACGGCGATCATCGGGGCGCCCTTGTAGGGCTGCTGGTACCACGGGGTGCTCATCTCGCCTCCTTGGTTGTCGTGGCGCGGGGCCAGGAGGAGGCGTCCCCGAGGTACCCCGCGCCACGGCTGGGCAGCTAGGAGCTACTCGACGAGGAGCTGCTCGACGTGCTGCCGGACTTCGATGATGTCTTGGTCGGTGCCTCCGTCGCGGCTTCGGCCTCGGCCCGCCCCTTGGCGATCTCGTCCTCGCGCTTGGCGACGGCGTCGGCCTGCTCCTTCCAGGCGTCGTGGCGCTCCTGGAACTCCTCATCGGACTCGCCGTCGTTGAAGCCCCTCACCGGCTCCGGCCCGATGAAACCCTGCTCGGGATCCCCGGCGGGCAGCGTCTCCAGCTTTTCCTCTGCCATGCGTTCCTCCTTACGGCCCGTAGCCGTGGTTGTTCTTGTTGTCGTCCGACCGGGCCTTCTTCCAGTTGAAGAAGGAGGCGTAGTCGAGCGACTCATCGACATAGCCCGCCGTGCGAGCCGTGCCGTTCTGCTCCCACACGAGGTTGTAGCCGGGGTTGTAGGACACCTCGGTGGCGTCCATCGACTGCATTCCGTTGGGCACGAAGTAGGTCTGAGTGGCCATCCACCCTCCTCAGGTCTTGATCACCTTGTTGATGACGAGATAGGCCGGGGCGTCCCCCGGCATGCCGACGCCAATCGAGCCGCCGACTGTGACGCCGCCGCCGATTGCCGGATGCGAGGTCGGGTTGCCGACGCTGAGGCCGGTGAGCGCGGAGCGGACGATCCCGGTCGCCACGCCGTTGTAGGGGTCGCTGCCGGTCTGGGTCAGTCCCGTGATCGCGTGCGCGCTGCCGCCAATCGTGTTCCCCCACATGTCGGAGTCGTGCGTGTGACCGCCGTCGTTGACGGCGTGCCCGTGGTCGGGGAGGGTCAGATCGTGGCTGACCGTGACCCCGTTGGTGTGCGAGTGCAGGATCGTGCGCGAGGTCAGCGTCTGGCCGTCGTTCTTGCCGAGCGCGTTCACGGCAGCAGAGGTGCCCTTCATCACTGCGACTCGCCCCTGGAAGTCCGGGAGGTTGAAGGTCGAGGAGCCGTCCCCGGCGCCGTAGGTCGTGCCGATCACGCCGAAGAGGTCGGGGTAGACAACGCGGCTGACCGCGCTCCCGTCGCAGAGGAGGAAGCCTGCTGGTGCTGCTGCGACGGGCCAGTCGAGCAGCGCTCCCGTCGGCAGGTTGCCCGTGCCGCCGCCGCCACCAGAGGGAGGGGGAAGCTGGGTGCTGGGGACGATCCCGTCGGAGCCGAGGGTGGCGTAGCCGAGTGGCTGCCCCATCGCTGCCGCATGGCCGGTGTCGAGGGCGACGATGCCGTCCTCGATGTGATCCATGTGGAGCTTGTCTACCTCGGTGACATCATCGACCCAGTTCTGCTTCGTGTAGGTCATGTACACCCCGCCGGTTGAAGGTCGAGAGTGAGTACGGGCGCCTCGTCGAGGAAGAGGCCCTCGCCCTGGCCGATCCTCGTGCCGTCACCGCAGCGGAAGGTGTTGAGGATCGCCGCCCCCTCCCTATCGGCAAGGCAGACAGAGGCAGCGAGGCCAAGATCGTCTTCGGTCGGGTCGTCGAGGAAAGCCTGCCCGCCGCTGATCACCGTCCCGTCGCCGCAGCGGAACGTGTTGAGGATCGAGCGCCCGCCCGAGACGATGCAGGCGCTGGGGTCGAGGTCGAGGTCGGTGCAGACCGCCTCGCGCATCCAGACGAGGAAGACGCGCCAGCCCGTCCCGAACTGCTGCGCCGAGGGGATGCCCCAGACGGTGATCTTCCAGCCGAGCTTGAGGCCGAACTGCTGCGCCGAGGGGACGCCGGGAACCTGGACGAGCTGGACGACCTTGATCTGGCCGAAGGCTGCTGCCGAAGGAACGCCAGCGACGGCAACGGTGATCTGGGCGTGGATCGTGATCCGCCCGAACTGCCAGTTCGTGCCGCCGTAGCCGCCGACGAGGTGGCCGTCCCCGCAGATCACCGCGCCCGTGATCGAGGGGATGTCGTCCGGGTAGGGGTAGAAGCCCTTGACCTGGACGCTCTGGTTGATCTTGAGCGAGGAGCCGAACTGCTGCGCCGAGCCGATTCCGGCGACGGTGACCTTCTGGATGAACTTCGGTACTCCGAAGGCCGCTGCCGAGGGGACAGGCGTGGGCGTGACCGCCTGCCCGCCGACGCGAGTCGTGATCGCGCCGAACGCCTGCGCCGAGGGGATCCCGACCGGATGAATGGTGAAGCTCTGGCTGGTGGTGATCTGCCCGAACGCCTGCGCGGTCTGGACACCACCGACGGGCTGAGTCCAGACGGTGCGAGCGGTGACGGTGCCGAAGCTCGCGCCGACCGTCGCTCCAGTGATCGCCTGCCCGGTCGTCGCCTGCCCGGTGATCGTGAGCGTCGAGCCGGTCGGCCAGACGCTCCCGACCTGGACGACCTGAGTCGCCACGGGCTACCTCAGAGCTTCGCTATCCAGGGGACGCTGTTCTGCCACTGAATCGTGACATCCCCACCATTCGGGACGACCGAGAAGCCGTCCATGTAGAAGAGCAGCGGTGAGGTCGCCGGGGTGCCGGTGTCCTTGAAGACGGCGAGGCAGTCAACCGCCGCCCCTGTGGGGATGGCGATGAAGGTGGCGTCTCCCGCGTCGAAGCAGCCGGGATCCGCGCCCGCCCCGTTCGCGGTCTTCGTCCCGAGCTGCACGTCGGTGACGAGCGCCGCCGGGAGCGAGGAGGCGAACTGATGCGCCTGGCTGATCGTGTAGGCCGAGGCGCGCATCAGCCGCACCTTGACCGGGGTGCCGACGGCGGTCAGGTCGCCGAGCGTGCCCTTCCAGAACTCCTGGAGGGCGTAGTTGTAGTGCTGGCTTGCCACCTAGATCGCCACCGTCTGGTGCTTGTTCTGCTCGGCTGCGATCTCCTCGGGCGTGTGCTCGCGGGAGAGAACGCCCTCGGCGTAGCCCATGACGACGAAGCGGTCGCTGGTGTCGTCGTCGAGGTCGTACTCCTCCCCGGCGACGTACTCACCGACGCTGTTGATCATCTT